CAAAATGCTTGGCGCTGCAGTGCAGGCTGAACTGGTTAAGCAAAAACGTCCTGGAGGCTTACTCGCAAGCTAATGGCTACTTTTCCCTCAATCAGTCCCTCATACGGAGCGCAAAAGCGCAGTCAACCTAAGTTTAAAACTGTCCAGTTCGGCGACGGTTATCAAACTCGATTGACTTATGGCTTAAACCAGGACATGAAAGAGTGGCAGCTTGAATTTAGAAATCTGAGTGAAACAGATTCTGACACGATTGAAGCTTTTCTAGAGGCTAGAGCGGCTAACAGCATGGAGTCATTTGATTGGTCTCCTCCAGACGAAACGAACACTTACAAGTGGATTTGCAGTTCTTGGAGCAAGACCTTGCCTTATTCAAACTTGGCAACTATACAGACAACATTCACTCAAGTACCTGAACCTTAATGGCTTACACCGCTTGGGCTGCTAGCACCGCGTTTGCCGTTGGTGACGTTCGACGCGCCACGACATCCCAAAACAACGGCGTAGTTTTTGAGTGCATTGAAGCTGGAACATCAGGCAGCACAGAGCCTGTTTGGCCTACAAGTCTCTTCAATGTAGACAGCACTGTTAACACAGCTGATGCAGATGCGGTCGCTGGCAACTGTTTGCTTGTTTTTAACGAGCAATGCGTCACAGCAGGTGCCGTTGTTGATGGAACGGTTACATGGAAAGCAATCAGTTCGATCTATGCAGACCTCTCAGCAATTTCACCAAGCGCGATTATTGAGCTATTTGAACTGCATTACGACAGTACCTTGCATGGCAGTAGCGATGTCTTGCGGTGGCATGCAGGAGCAAATGATGCGATAACTGGCAACATCACTTGGAATGGGAATGATTACGCTCGTCTTCCTGTTAAGGCCGAGGGCTTTGAGTACAAAAACTCTGGTTCGTTACCACGACCAACGCTGTCTGTAGCAAATTTAAATTCTGCAATAACTGCGTTATTGATTGGAGTCAACGCGATCACTCCAGGCAATGATTTGATTGGAGCAAAGGTCAAGCGCATCAGAACCTTGAAGAAGTTTCTTGATGGTGAATCTGGAGCCGACCCTTACGCAACTTTCCCTGTTGAGGAATGGTTCGTCGACCGTAAAGCCTCAGAATCACGCGATGTTGTCACTTTTGAGCTTGCCAGCAAGTTTGACCTGTCAAACAAACAGCTGCCCAACCGGCAGGTAGTGGCCAATATTTGCCAGTGGCAGTACCGCAGCTCTGAGTGCAGCTACACAGGCAGTAATTATTTTGATATAGAGGATGAACCTGCTAATACGTTGGCGCAAGATGTGTGTGCCAAACGTCTTAGCAGCTGCAAGAAACGTTTTGGTGAAAATGGTGAACTACCGTTTGGGTCGTTCCCCGGCGCTGGACTGCTGAGATGACTTTGCCTTCTTCTATTACTAGCCAGATCTTGGCTCATGCAAAAGAAGAAAGCCCAAAAGAATGCTGTGGGTTGGTGGCTGTAGTGAAGGGCAAGCGTCGTTACTTCCCCTGCAAGAATTTGGCCGACACACCAGATGAGCATTTTGTGCTTGATCCTGTCGACTATGCAGCCGTGGAGGACAAGGGCGAGATCGTTGCAGTGATCCACAGCCACCCGATCACAAATCACAATCCTTCACCGGCTGATCGCGTTGCGTGCGAGCAGAGTGGACTCCCTTGGCACATCGTTAACCCAAACACTGAAAACTGGGGATACTGTGAGCCTGTTGGCTTTGAGTTGCCGTATGTGGGGCGTGAGTTCTCACATGGGGTGGTGGACTGTTACAGCCTTTGCCGAGATTGGTACAAGCGTGAGCTAGGCCTTGAATTGCGTGATTATTACCGACGTGATCAATGGTGGGACCATGGTGAAAACCTCTATCTAGAGAACTTTCAAAAGGAAGGGTTTCGACAGATTCCAATTGCTGAACTGAAGCGTGGCGATGCGCTGCTAATGCAGTTGGTGTCTCCCGTCCCAAACCATGCAGCGATCTATCTAGGGGATCAGCAGGTCTTGCATCATGTGCAGGGCCGGCTGTCTAGCAGGGACGTTTACGGCGGGTATTATTTGAAGAACACCGCCTGCGCCTTGAGGCATGAAAGTCGTTAAGGTCTACGGGGCACTGCGCGAGCTGCTGGGAGCTAGTCGCTTTGAGTTCGTAGCTGACACACCTGCTCAGGCGATGCGTGCCTTGCTTGTCAACTTTCCGCAGCTCGAGCAATGGTTGATTGATAGTGAGAGGAATGGAGTCGCTTATCGAGTAAGCCTCGGCAAGCAAAAAATATACAGCGAGGATGTTTCCGGAATGTTTACGCCATGGAGTGAGCAAGATGTTTTTGCAATTACGCCTGTCTTGACTGGTGCTGGCAATGGTGGCATTGGGACATTTATTCTTGGCGCTGTTTTGGTTGGTGTTGCGATTTTCAATCCTTTCGTGGGCTTCTCGTTTGCCAAAGGTGGTTTTGCTGTGATGGGTCTAACGGGTTCTGCTGCTATTGGCGCTGGAATAGTAGCGGCAGCAGGAACATTAGGCATTGGCTTGATGTTGGCCGGTGTAGCTCAAATGCTTTCCCCTGTACCAAAACCGCCAGGACCTGGTGAAGCACCTACTCAGCTGGAATCAAACAGCTTTAGTGGAGTAGCAAATACCAGTCGCCAGGGCGTTCCTGTCCCAATAGCCTATGGGCGTGTGTTTGTTGGATCAGCAATTATTTCTGCTGGTCTTGATGTTGATCAGGTTTGAGCATGACTAAATCAAAGTACATTGCAGGCGCTGGCGGCGGCGGTGGCAAAGGTGGTGGCGGTGGTGGCCACACTCCAACTGAAGCTGATGATTCACTGCAGTCAAAGCAGTTTGCAAACGTTCTTGACTTAATCAGTGAGGGAGAGATTCAAGGCTTAGATGACGGCAATAAAAGCATTTTCTTTGATGGCACGCCTCTGCAATCAGCGGACGGCTCATACAATTTTTCTGACTATACAGTCAGCACTCGTAATGGCACACAAGGACAGTCCTACATTCCCGGTGTTTTTAGCAACGTTGAGTCTGAGACACAAGTTGGTGTTGAGGTTACCAACGCCACGCCAGTAGTTAGGCAGATTACGGATGACGATGTTAACCGTGTTCGAGTAACAATTGAGATCCCCTCGCTGAGGCGAATAGAAGATGATGGCGACATTGTTGGCACGAGTGTTAGCATTAGCATCCAAGTTCGCTACAGCGGCGGTAGCTTTACCACTGTTAAGACAGACAAGATTAACGGCAAAAGTAATGGCCGCTATCAACGAGATTACTTGTTGACTTTGAGCGGGGCGTTTCCGGTAGACATTAAGGTTATAAGAAACACTGCCGACAACAGCTCATCAACTCTTGCTAATACGACAAATTGGTCGAGCTTTACTTCAATTATTGACGCCAAGCTTGCCTATCCAAACAGCGCTCTTGTTGGCTTACGCCTTGGGTCCAAGCAGTTCAATCGTATTCCTCAACGCAAATATTTAATTCGTGGCATCAAGGTTGCAATTCCAAGTAATGCGACTGTGGACACCACGACACATTTGGGGCGAATCACATACTCCGGCGTGTGGGATGGGACATTTGCAGCAGCAACCTGGACAAATGACCCAGCTTGGTGCTTATGGGATTTGCTTACAAGCGATAGGTACGGAGCTGGTGTTCCTGAATCCTCGCTTGATCGCTATGACTTTTTTGCAATCAGCCAGTATTGCAACACCCTTGTTGATGATGGAAAAGGTGGAAAAGAGCCACGTTTTAGCTGCAACCTATTAATCAACCAGCGCAAAGAGGTTTACAACGTCATCCAAGAGATGAGCAGCATTTTTAGAGGCATTTCTTTTTATGGTGCAGGCTCATTGGTGTTGTTGCAGGACAAGCCTTCTGATGCTCAATACACTCTTGGCCCAGCCAACGTTGTTGATGGTGCTTTTTCGTACTCTGGATCGTCAGTCCGCAGCCGTCACACTTGTGCAACTGTTGCATACCAAGATTACGACGAACTGGGCGAGGTTTCGTTTGAGTACGTTGAAGACGCTGACGCTGTTGCCAAGTATGGCGTCAACAATAAGGACATCAAAGCAGTCGGTTGTTATTCACAGGGGCAGGCCAACAGGCTGGGCAAGTGGACGCTGCTAAGCGAGCAAGATCTCTACGAAACGTGCAACTTTGCTATTGGGATCGATTCAGGCATTGTCGTCAGACCTGGCATGGTTGTAGACATTGCTGATCCGTTGCGTGGTGGAACGCGAAGGAACGGACGTGTTTCCTCTGCCACTACGACTCAGGTAACACTTGACAGTGATACGGATCTATCAGTTGACACAAGCGAAAACCCCAAGCTGTCAATCCTTTTGCCGAACGGTTTAGTTGAAACAAGAAATATTGGTTCAATTAGCGGCAAAGTGGTTACTGTTCCTGTCGCATTTAGTCAGGCGCCAGCGGCCAATGCGCCTTGGCTAATTCAAACAGACGATATTGAATCTCAGCAGTTTCGTGTAGTTAGCGTTGCAGAAGAAGGTGACGGAGTTTTTGGAGTAGCTGCAATTAAATACAACGAAAGCATCTACAACGCAGTAGAGCAAAACCTTAGCTTAACTCAGCGCGACATTACCAACCTCACTGAGCCGCCATCAGCAGTAAGCAACTTGTCAGCCACCGAATTTTTATACGAAGAAGGTGGAACGGTTAGGACAGGCGTGGATCTCAGCTGGACAAGCCCTGTCGCCAGCAATGTCAATGATTTTGCCGTTCGCTACCGCCTGTCGAATGGTAATTTTGAAACAATCACCACTGAAGCTCCATCAACACAAATCAAAGGGTTGAAAGCAGGAAACCTGGAAGTTCAGGTTAGTGCTCGCAATTTCAATGGGAAATCCGGCCCAATCACTAAAGAGTTTTTTGAACTCGCAGGAAAAACAGCAATACCAGGCAACGTACAAAATCTGACGCTAGAACCTTTAAATTACAACAGCGCACGTTTGCGCTGGGATGAGACTGTCGACCTTGACGTAAAAGTCAGCGGCAAAGTTCATATCCGACACAGCAATCTGACTGACGGCAGCGCGACGTGGTCAAACAGCACTGACCTTATTGCGGCCATTGCGGGCAGTGCAACTGAAGCAACTGTGCCTCTCTTGGAAGGGGAGTACCTGGTCAAGTTTGAAGACGACGGTCTGCGTAAGAGCGCAACAGAAACTACGGTCATTGTTGACCAACCAGTTTCGCAAACGTTCTTTGGCGTCAAAACGCAGCGTGAGGATCAGATCACGCCAACACCGTTTACTGGCAGCAAGACTGATACTACTTACAACTCAACCTATGACGCTTTAATCCTCGATAGTGATGGGCTGACTGCAGGCACTGGCGAATACGCTTTTGACAGCACGCTTGACCTAGAAGCGGTCTATAGCTTGGACCTGGAGCGTCGGCTTGTTGCTCGCGGCATTTACCCAACTGACCTTTGGGACAGCCGAACGGACAACATTGACACTTGGCAGGACATTGATGGCGGTGTTGTCGATCAGGTCAATGCTGAGCTTTATGTGCGAAAGACCAACGACGACCCGTCTAGCTCTCCGACGTACAGCGCATGGCAGCCATTGGCAAACGGCGTCTTGAAGGCTCGTGCGTTCCAGTTCAAGGCTGTGCTGACCTCATCTGATTCGGCGCAAAATATCCTTGTGGACGAGCTGGGCTACAAAGCACAACTGCAGCAGCGTACTGAGCAAAGCACCGCAACGATTACCAGCGGCACATCAGCCAAAGCTGTCACGTTTACCAATGCGTTTTTCACAGGCACTAGCAGCCTTGGAGGAGCAGACAGCGCGTTGCCCACCATCGGCATCACACCGTTGAACATGGCCACTGGAGACTTCTTCGAGCTGTCCAGCATCTCAAGGACTGGCTTCACTGTCACGTTCAAAAACAGCAGTGGAACGATCGTTGACCGGAACTTCAACTACATGGCAACTGGCTTTGGCAAGTCGTAAACTGTCAGCAATAGTGCGCTAAGACTTTGTGGCGACTCACGATTACTCTCTAGCCAACCAAAGCGGCAGCGCGTTTCGTGGCGACCTCAATAATGCGCTGTCTGCGATTGCGACAAACAACAGTAGCTCGACAGATCCAGCGACGACGTTCGCGCACCAGTTCTACTACGACGAAGGCGACACGACCTTCAAGATTAGGAACGCCGCCAATAGCGCCTACATCAACATCAGTGCTGTTGGTGGAGCGGAAACAGCAAATTTTGGCCTAGCTCTTGCGGCATCGCCAACGTTTACAGGCACTGCCACGTTTGGCGGCAACATCCTGATGTCAGGCACTGGGACGATTGACATCCCGGTTGGCACGACAGCGCAGCGTCCTGGTTCGCCCAACAACGGGATGATCCGGTACAACACAACTCTGACCAGGTATGAGGGTTACAGCGGATCAGCTTGGGGTGCTCTTGGCGGTGGTGCTACTGGCGGCGGCGCTGATCAGTGGGTTGTTGAAACAGATCAGACTGTCACCACTGACTACGAGCTGACTGCTAACAAACACGGGATGACGGTATCGCCCACAATCAATAGCGGGGTTACACTGACAGTGCCGTCTGGTGCGGTTCTCGTAATTCTCTAATCATGCCAATAGCAATCAACGGCAGCGGAACTATTACAGGCGTCTCAGTCGGCGGCTTGCCTGACGGCATTGTTGATGCTGACATGTTGGCGTCCAGTGCTGTAACCACAGCAAAAATCAATGACGATGCAGTCACAGACGCAAAGCAAAGCTTGAGTGGTGCGGCTAAAGCCTGGGTCAACTTTAATGGCACCGGAACAGTTGCTATCAGAGATTCTTTCAATGTCAGCTCAATTACTGATGATGGGAGCGTAGGCAGCTATTCAATCAACTTCACCAATGCGTTTGCGGACACTAACTATGCAGCCGTCGGGTTAAGTAGTTTTGGAATTTATGCGCGAACATCAACTCCAGCAACGACATCGGCTTTCAAGGTAGGTACTTTTGACACGCGAACTGCTGCTAATGAGGACCAAACTTATGTGTATATGGCCTTCTTCGGAGATTGATTCATGAGCAAGATTATCTATCAAAATTCAGACGGTGGCGTTTCAGTCGTTCATCCCACAGGCGAAGTTCCCATTGAGGATCTCCCTGCAAAGCTGGGTTTGACTGATTACGAAATCGTTGCCGACGATGCTGTTCCTACAGATCGGACCTTCCGTAATGCTTGGCGCAAGGAGGGCACATCAATCGTTGAAAACCTCGCAGCAGCTAAGGAGATTGCTCATGCAACTCGTCGTGCCAAGCGTGAAGAGGAATTTAAGCCTCACGACGATGTAATTGCCAAGCAGATTCCTGGTGCGGATGCTGACGCAGCAGAAGCATCACGGGCGACAATCCGCACTAAGTACGCAACAATGCAGACAAGCATTGATGCTGCTAGCACTACAGCTGAGATTAAAGTGGCTCTTAACGGAGATTCGGCATGAGCATTAAACTCAAAGGCAGCACCGCTGGAAGCGTTGCTCTTGACGCACCAGCAAACACCAGCCCTTCTGGCTCGGATATTGCGCTGACTCTGCCGATCGATGCAGGCAGTGCGAATCAGTATTTAAAGAACGGCAGCACTGCTGGTCAGCTGGAGTTTGCAACATTGCCAACCAGGCTAAACCGTACTTACAGCTCAGAATTAAGTGTTAGCAGTGGTGACACTGTGCTTGAATTCACAGGAATACCCGCAAATTTTTCGCGACTCAGGCTCGTCTTTCATGACCTAAGCCTTAGTGGTAGTAATCACCCTGCAGTCCAAATAGGACATGCCGCTAGCGGTGGAACATACTTCACCTCTAACTACGTTTGTTATTCCGGCGCAGTCGGCTCCACTACTAACCAAGGACAGGGAAATACAGATGGCTTTAGAATGCGCCTTAGCAGCGCCTCCCAGTCACTTTTTGGCTACCTCGAAATTTACCCTGACAAAGCAAGTTCGCCATCAAGACTTTATTCAAGCACAATATCGCATAGACAAGATGGTGCGAGTCTGCGAATAGGTGCAGGATATTCGCCAGACATCAGCAGTGTGACAATCGATCGAATTAAAATTGTGCCTGCTGGTGGAAATACATTTGATGACACTGATTGCCGAGTTAGCCTGATTACGGAGGTGATCGAATGACCATGAACAAGCGCAGCGTTAATGCCATAACTGGCGAAGTAACAGTCACTCCGCTATCTGCAGAGGAGATCGCAGAACGCGAAGCCTATGAGCGTGATGTTCAGCCTGGCGTTGATCTTGAGCTGTTGCGTGAAGAGCGCAATCGTCGTCTTGCCGAGACTGACTATCTGGCATTGTCTGATGTGACGCTTTCTACAGAGATGGCAGAATACAGGCAGGCACTGCGGGATCTACCCGCTAACACCAGCGATCCAGCAAACCCCACCTGGCCCGTAAAGCCCTCTTGAAATGTCGATTCTCAAGGTCAATAAGGTAGAGCACACCTCAACCACTGACGGCGGGTTCTCGATTAGTGGAACGGGCCTTGTCACGTTTGAAACGGCAAACGGCAGCATCTCCGCCATTTCTGTTGGTGCTTCTGACACCAGCAAAACGCTTGATTTTGCAACGTCAAACAACTTTGCTTTGACGCTTGCGAACACTTCGTCTTGCACGCTGGCCAACCCAAGCAACCTGACAGCTGGTCAAAGCGGTTCAATCTTTATCGTCCAAGACGGCACTGGTGGTCGTCTTTTGGCCTACGGCAGCCAGTGGGATTTTGCAGGCGGAGCGGCACCTACGTTGTCCACTGGAGCGTCAGCTGTAGACCGTATTGATTACATCGTTCGCACCACCAGTTCTATCCACGCTGTCTTCACTGCTAACTACTCATGAGCATTCTTGGCAGCAATATGCTCGCTGGTGCGGCTGGTCGTGCCAGGCATGAGATCGAGCGTAGCTTGCGGTTTAACGCCAATGACAGCGCCCATTTAACCCGCACCCCAAGTAGTGCGAGCAACTCAACAACATTTACCTGGAGTGCCTGGGTTAAGACTAACCGCACGGATAGTCATGAAACTTTATTTAGTGCAACGCCCTCGGGTGACGGAACCCTTCAATATGACTTTATTCTTGAAAACAATCAGCTTTATATTTACGGCATTGAAACTTTTTTTGTTTATGAAAAAAAGCTGAGTCGAGTATTCAGAGATCGTTCTGCTTGGTATCACTTGGTCGTTGCTTTTGACACCACTGATTCAACAGCAGAAGACCGAATCAAAATCTACGTTAATGGCGAACGGCAGACTGATTTTGCAACCAATTCAAATCCGTCGGCAAGTCGCACAACAGGGTTTAACAAAACCAATGAGCATAGTATTGGCGCCAGGACAGGCTATTCGGGAGCTCAGTATTTCGACGGCTATCAAGCAGAGATTAACTTCATTGATGGCTCACAGCTTGGCCCTGAATCTTTTGGCCAAACCGACCTTGAGACTGGAGCTTGGATCCCCCGCCAGTACAACGGCAGCTATGGCACTAACGGTTTTTATCTAAAGTTCGCCGACAACTCAGGAGTTACCGCAACGACTCTCGGCAAAGACAGCAGCGGCAATGGTAATAACTGGACGCCAAACAACTTCAGCGTGACCACTGGAGCGGATAACGACAGTGTGTTGGACACGCCGACAAACAACTGGTGTACGTTGAATTCGCTGCTTGGCGACTCGTTAAACATAACTAGCAACGGCAGCCTCCGTGTTGGCGGAACACAGAACAATTATGCGGTTGGAACTATCCCTTTCCCTTCGTCGGGCAAATACTATGCAGAAGCAACTTTAACAACATATTCTTCGGGTCAAGTTCAATTCGGCATTTGCCCTGCAGATGCACAATCAAATCTTGGCAATGATGCTACGGCGATCCTTCAAGATGGTTCGACCACTGTAAACCAAGCCTCAAGCACAAGCCTTGCGTCATACACACAAGGAGATGTCATTGGCATTGCCGTTGATGTAGATAATTCAACCGTTCAGTTTTACAAAAATAATACAGCTCAAACCGCGCTTACAAATGTTCTGCGTATCACCGAAGCAAGCTTTTTTACCTATTTGAGCATCTCTTCAACTGTTATCAACTATAACTTCGGCCAACAGGGTTTTAAATATACGCCGCCAGCTGGGTTTCGAGCGCTAAACGCTAAAAACCTGCCCACACCCACTGTTCATGATGGAACGAAATACTTCAACACTGTGCTTTATACAGGCAACTTCTCAACTCAATCAATAACAGGTGTTGGATTTAAGCCTGATTTTGTTTGGATTAAAGGCAGAGGTTCAGCTACTTACAACAACCATATTTTGACTGATGTGGTTAGAGGGGCTGGAAATCTTGTGCAGACTAACGTAACTGTGGCTGAGGCGGCAGCGGCCGCATCGCTCACTTCATTCGACTCAGACGGTTTCAGTCTTGGCGCTTTTGAAGATGTAAACACAAACAGCAATACTTACGTTGCGTGGAACTGGAAAGCAGGCGGCACTGCTTCAAACAATTCTGACGGCTCTATTAACGGGCTAGTAAGCGCAAACCCTGAGGCAGGTTTCTCGATTGTTGCTTACACAGGAACAGGCAGTGAAACTACCGTGGGTCATGGCTTAGGCGTCACGCCAGGCATGATTTGGGTAAAAAATCGCGATGCCAATGAAGGCTGGATTATCGACAGCAGACTGGTAACCGGCAACACAAACGGAACACTGCACTTCAACACAGATGCTGAATACACAGGCGGAACCAACCAGTTTGGCACACATAGTTCAAGCATTTTTACTGTAAAAACCTCAGGCAACATCAACACAAGCGGTCAAAAATACGTCGCCTATGTGTTCGCAGAGGTCGAAGGCTACAGCAAGTTTGGCACTTTCACCGGCAATGGTTCCAGCGGTGCTAACGGTAATGGACCCTATGTGCATTGTGGCTTTAGACCAGCATTCATAATTATGAAGGTAGATAACTCGGCGTATAACTGGTATGTGTATGATTCAACGAGAAACACTTACAACGCAGGCACTTATTTGGTGTTCCCAAACTTAAGCGATTCAGAATCTCAATCAACGGATCACTTCGATTGGCTGTCTAACGGTTTTAAAGTTAGGGGTGATACTCTTAGCCCAAACGGCACTACTGTGTTTTTCATGGCGTTTGCGGAGCGCCCCTTCAAATACGCAAATGCCGTTTAAGCCATTGAGCGCTAATCTCTAGTCATGGCCTTCCTCCTCAACGGTCAGCCTCTTGGCGTAGACCGTCCTTTCACAGATGCAGACGGTACGCAGTACCCAGCTAACTGGCTGCGTCGTGCATCTGCTGACGAGAAAGCAGCAATCGGCATCACTGAGGTCGCTGACCCTGAACCGTATGACCAGCGGTTTTATTGGGGCGTAGGCAACCCTAAGGCGCTTGAGAACGTCAACGTAGTAGACGAAAACAACAACCCTGTCTTGGATCGCGACGGCAACCAAGTCGTCAATGAGGGCCTTAAGTCCGTATGGGTAGCAGCGCAAAAAGAGATCGCCGCCACGTTGCTTGCACCAACTGATTGGTACGTCACCCGCAAAGCAGAAACTGATGTTGCTGTCCCTTCAGCGGTTAGCACATATCGAGCTGCTGTTCGGACTACTTGCGGGACACGCGAAACCGAGATCAACGCTTGTACAACCACGGATGAATTGGCAGCGTTGCTGACTAACCCTGCTGAGGTGTTGGACAGCGAGGGCAACATGGTTGCGAATACTGAGTCGTTCA